AATAACCAATACTGCATTTGAGCAAACATTCCAAACATCAGAGCAGGTAAAATCAAATATAAAAAACCTACTACTAACAAAAAGAGGTGAAAGAATATTACAACCTGAATTTGGTAGTGGATTGCAGGAATTATTATTTGAACCAAACGTTGATGATTTTGAGGGTAGAATTGAAGATACTATAAATGAAAGTTTGGAACAATGGTTACCATATGTAACCGCTGAAGAAATTGTAGTTGATTCATCTGATACATTACGAGATAATAATAGAATAAATGTTTCAGTTAAATTTAGAATTGGTGATAATACTGATTTAAACGAAGTAACATTTACAGCACAGGGATAACAATATGGCTATAACAAAAACAAATAAAAACTTTAAGAATAGAGGTAAAGATATAAAATACCTTAATAAAGATTTTGCTCAATATAGAGGAAATCTAATTGAGTTTGCTAAAACATATTTCCCAAAAACCTATTCTGATTTTAATGAATCATCGCCAGGTATGATGTTTATAGAAATGGCATCTTATATTGGTGATTCCCTTTCATATTACATTGATGATACACTTAAAGAATCTTTAATGGTTCATGCCGAAGATATTGAGAATGTAATTGCACTTTCACAATATTTAGGATACCAACCAAAGGTAACATCACCTGCTATTACTACGTTATCCATTTATCAATTAGTTCCATCTATTGGTGTGGCTGGTAGTAATACATATGATGAAACATACCTGCTTAGGATTAAACAAGGTATGCAAGTTTCGGATGGGGATGGTAACACATTTTTAACGAGAGATGTTGTTGATTTTTCGGATGATACTGATAGAGAAATAACGATATACGAAACCGATAGTGTAAATGGTGAAACTACATTTTATTTAGTAAAAAAATATGTACAAGCTATATCTGCTCAAATAGAAACTAAAGAATTTGAATTTGGTTCTTATGAATCATTTCAAACTATTGAGCTATCAGAAACAAATGTAATTGATATCTATGATGTAAGAGATTCAAATGGAAATAAATGGTATGAGGTTCCTTATTTAGGGCAAGAGATGGTATTTGAAGATTATCCAAATACTGAAACAAATGACCCGGACTTATATCAGTTTAAAACAACCGTACCATATATTCTTAAAACGATTAAAACACCTCGTAGGTTTGTTAAAAAAGTAAACGGAGATAGTACTACTACTATCCAATTTGGAGCTGGAGACCCAACTGCTAATGATGAACAACTGATTCCTAACTTAAAAAATGTTGGATTGGGTTTACCTAATTCAATTAGTAAGTTAAATGAATCATTTGACCCAACCAACTTTTTGAAAACAAAAACATATGGAACATCACCATCCAATACAACTATAACTGTTAAATATTTAGTTGGTGGTGGTATATCATCCAATGTGGCAAAGGGTACGTTAGTTAAAATAAACTCAATTGAGTTTGAAGAAGATACTCAATTACTAAACGATAACTCAGTAGCATTATATAACGCAACTAAGAATTCAGTAGCAGTTGATAATGAAGTTCCTGCAACTGGTGGTAAAGGTGGTGATACTATTGATGAGATTAGAGAAAATGCATTGGCAAACTTTGGTTCTCAGAATAGAGCAGTAACTACAAAAGATTATCAAATAAGAGTATTATCAATGCCAACCAAATATGGTTCAATTGCAAAGGCTTACGCTACGGCTGATGGTACGTTGGATAATAACTCACCATCATCGATTTTAAGTTCCCCAAAAGCTCTGCAAGAGTTTACTGATTTGGTAATGGGGTTCGTTGAAAAGCCTGATAGTGAGGAGCCTGATAGAAAATCAGTTCGACAAGAACTTCAAAAATTCTTAATTGGTAAAACATCAAATGATAATGAAAAGAATAACCCATTCGCAATTAATCTTTATTTATTAGGATATGATGGTAATGGTAAATTATCAACATTAAATGATGCTGTTAAGCAAAACTTAAAAACGTATTTAAACGAATATAAAATTTTAACTGATGGTGTTAACATATCCGATGGGTTTATTATCAACATTGGAATTGAGTTTGAGGTGGTAACCTTAAAGAACTATAATAAAAGTGAAGTAGTTACCGAATGTATTAGTGAGATGAAAGATTACTTTAATATTAATAATTGGACATTTAATAATACTATAAACATTTCGGAATTGGAATTACTATTAGCAAATGTTGATGGGGTAAGTTCAGTTCCTAAATTAAAAATTGTGAATAAGTGTGATGGAAACTACTCACCTAATTCATATAATATAGATGCGGCTATTAAAGATAAGATTTTATATCCATCTTTAGACCCATCAGTTTTCGAAATCAAATTCCCAGATGTGGATATAAAAGGAAGAGCTAAATAAATGTATTACTTTTTAACAGCATCAAAAGATGCATCGGTTTACTTACAACAACCTGACCAAAACACTGGTTTAGATGAGGTATTGGAAGTTAGTAAGGTATATTATGGTAACATCAAAGATGTATCAAGAGCACTCCTTAAATTTGATTTAACTGGGGTATCTGGTAGTATTGTTAGTGGTGATGTAAAGTTGGATGAGGCAACTCTTATATTGAGAGAAACTGATTCAGAGGAACTACCATTGGAATTTACATTAGAAGCATATCCAATCTCACAAAGTTGGGAAATGGGTAATGGTACTCGTTTTGATGAGATATCAACTGCTGGTGTAACTTGGAACTATCGAGAAGGTGATACAACTCAACGTTGGTTACAAACTTCTGAGTTTTCTGAAGTATCAACTGGTTCATATTCTGGTTTGGGTGGTACTTTTTATTATGATACATATAGTACACAAAATTTTGAATATCTAACATCTGATGTTAATATGGATGTTAAAGATATTGTTGAAGATTGGATTAGTGGTTCGATACCAAATGATGGATTCATACTTAAACTACCATTCCAAAGCGAATCAGATTCTACTGATTATGGTATACTGAAATTGTTTAGTAAAGAAACTCACACAATTCATCAACCTAAGTTAAGAATAGGTTGGGATGATGTTTCATTTACAACCGGTTCATTAACTGAACTAACATCAGAAGAAATAAAAGTTGGTATTAGAAACTTTAGAAAAGAATATAAAGTAAATACAACTCCAAGGTTGAGAGTGATAGGTAGGGATTTATATCCATTGAAATCATTCACATCAACCGCTCAGTATGGTATAACTAAATTTTTACCAACACTATCGTATTATCAAATAAAGGATTATCATTCTGATGATGTAATAGTTCCATTTAGTGATTTTACAAAACTAAGTTGTGATGATAGTGGTAACTATTTTAAATTAAATTTATCCAATTGGGAAGTTGATAGAGTATACAAAATAGAATTCAAAGTTGTTATTGATGGTACGCCTCAATTCTTCGATGAAGATTATACATTTAGTGTAATAGGGTAAGAATGGAAAGAAAATCGGGTTTAAAGAACGAAAAAAAAGTACAACGGATATTAGTATCGGGTTCTGCTGTATTACCGGAAAAATCCGCAAATGGAATACGTCTATCTAAAAAACAACTGAGAAAACCGGCTCCACCAATGATAAAGGGATATCCTGATTTATCCGATATCCCAACAGACTCATATGGAAATTTAAGTGAAGCTGGTAACTTAAACTTAGATGAAATTGATAATGGTATCGTTAGTGGAAAACTAATACGACCAAAATATGATAGCGTTGAGATTGAGAAATCAATAGACACTGATATATTTGAATTAATACCAGTAGTACCTGAAATTAAACCACCAATGGTACCTAAACCATTGTATGATAATGCACTTAATGCAATAGCTGATTTAACTGCTGTGGTTGAACAATTAACTACTAATGTTGGTGATTTAACGACAAAGGTTTCTGAGTTAGAAATTGTAAGCGAAAGTCTTAAAGTTGATATTGATAGTGAAAAATTAAGAGCAGATGTAGCGAGTGCACAAGCAACCATATCTAATAATCAACTTTCTGAAATAACAATCGATTTATCAAATGCAATACAAAATTCTATAAATGAGGCAGTACAAAGAGTATCGTTGGAAGCTAGAAATGAGGCATTGGTCGAATCGTTTAGATTACAAAAAGAATTAACTTTACAACGTGAGCAAGAAAACGCAGCAATTGCTTCGATAGAGGGTGTTAATGGATTCTTCCAATCAACTGAAAATGTGGGATGGAAAATCAACCCAAATGATATCAAAGATGAAAGCAGAAAGGGTTTATTTGTAAATACTGAAAATACGGGTGATGTTGATGTGAAAAATGGATTAAAAGGTGTAGCATTCTTTAACTTTACGGATAAAGAACTAACCTTTAAAATTAGTAGGACTGGTGG